AATCCAACACATCCATGCTCACCCCATGTGAGGGTGGGTAGTGGGTCAACTGTTATAGTTTATAAAGTTAATTAGTTTAGTTGTGGTATATAGAACTAGTTTAGTAGTTGGTGGTACGCACGCGTGCATACGCGCCGATGCGATAGCACAGACGAGTGTCGCGAGTACGCGACAAGACAAGACTCCCTAACTAAACAACTAGTCGTGCACGTGTATACATATGCTGTTTAGTATGTGGTGGTGATAGAGAGGATGAGATACTAATTCTAATTGGTTAGTTCAATCACCACACATACATCACACATGCGCGGCATCCATGTAACTAAGCATCTAACAATCGACACACCTACACTGAGGTACCGGCACCCACCCTGTCATTCATATAGGGGTCAATTTTTTAAAAAGTTATACTACTACTATCCAGTTTTTTGTATTCCCGTGCACATCCCAATCCCTCACAAGGTGTCGCGGTCTCAATTAGCGATTGACGTGTTACTTAGTTTCAGGCATTCCATACAGTGAACCACTAACAATACAGACTGGAGTTATATGGAATCTCAAGAGATACATAATCTAACGTTGGAACAGTTTTGCGATATACCGGAACTAGAACGGTCCCTGATGCATCTTAGTTTCAAGTCGTGTGCTGGAATTGAAACACTAAAGGACCTGAAACACCGCATCACTAACTTAGTATGTCTCAATGCCTTTGAGGGATACGGAACTAAACTCCAGACACTGAATGTACTCTTTAGGCGCGGCGCGACTAAATGCGACACTACAGTAACAGCTGTAGTACATGACTTAGTGCGTGAACAGACCTTAGTGATCTTTCCTGAAAAGACAACGGTCCTAACAACGCCGCGATACGTTAGTGATCGTGATATAGATGCTGTAACCGCCGGACTAACCGAGAATGACAAACATGTTGGTCATGCTAATTGGTTGAGAGCGGCACGCTAATGAATGAGACAGATGTATTAAAGACTTTTAAAACAGCGGTTGAGACTAACGACCTTTGGCCGTTGCTTGAGTTATTTAAAAGGGCACGCGCTAAACTAGAATTCAAAGCTAAGTATGGGAATATAACTATAGAGCAGATACGATCTAAACTTGTAATATTCGGCCATGCTAAGTTTAAATTGAGTGATGCTGAATGTCTTAGGCGCTGGAACGAGATTTATAAAGACCTTGAGGATACTGCCGGACTAGATTTATAGCCCGGCACTAATTGAGACTAGTTATTAGTGGTAGTAGACGTACCACCACTAGATAGGCATAGCTGGAAAAATACAATGAGGCACCATCCCCATATGGGAATGTATATGCCGCCGAAATAGCTGATTAGTAGAGCGCTTATTAAGATCATGACTGCACCGTGTCCAGTTCGTCTTGATCTAATTCACGAAACGATACGTCCATGCGTGAAAACCCCTCGTCGTGCTGGTGTCCGAACACCATATGCGTCCATGTCGAACCATCCTCAATGTCCTGTACGTGTCCGTTGCCATGACTAAGGAATGCTCCACCGATACATTGAGACAATTCAGCGTATGTCATGGTTTGGCGGCGCTCCCCATGCGTGATAGGACCATCGCAATCGCGTCCAGAACATTCCGTTATAACCTCGTATTTGAATTCCATTAGATACCTCACTAGTTATGGCCCGTTTGATAGGCCGGTTATGCCTTAATACAGTGCATTGTTTAGGCCAGGTCCATATGCTGTATATTCGATCTAAGAACTGATGTGGTGTTTAGAGTTTAGACAGTATGCCGTAGTTTGGCACCTATCGAACTAGGAAAGGCCGTAGCACACGTCCATGCTACGACCCTAGTCAATGCCTCAAGACGGGACGCCGTTCAAACCTTGAGGCGTACAAGCACCGATACAAGGTATCAGTGCATCGGTGCTAATCAATGTCTCCAGTTATAGTAAAGTTTGAGACTGTAGTGTTCGGAACCAATTGCCATAACTTGAATGTAGTTCTATCGCCATTGCCGGAACTAGTAACTTCCTCTTGACCTAAGTCTAAGTCGGCATGCTCACGACCTTGATGCGACACTGTACCACATACCAATTGATCTAAGTCTCCAAAGCCTATAGGCTTGTACAAGTTATTAGGACGTCCCTTGCCGTGAGCTACAGCACGTTTCAAAACGTATTGAGGATTAGCGTCGTGAGTGAAACTAGATGCATCCCGTGGCCAATTCAAAACATAATCGGAACGTACCTCTATACTCTTGTCCGTAGCTATAAAGAACCACTCCCCTTGACGCTTCACTTCAGTTCCCGCTAATTCAGCATCCCGTACCGCTTGAGGCTTCATGGACTCATACGCTTCAGCTATAGACTTGACATCCGGCGATACCTCTACAAAAAACGCATTGAACAGTTTGTGTTCAATCTCAACGCGATCAATGTCCATTAAAAACTTGCGTCCCTTATTCTCAAGCAATAGAGCGCCCGTAAAGTGTCTCTCAACTAGTGAACCATACCGTCCACCGTCCTTAATTTGATGCGTAGACTCTGGACCTTGCTCCAATACACGTGTCTCACTCAATTTGAGATTAGCCGATGCAAGTACATTGAACGGAATACTATATTTCGCTATAGCTCTAATCTCTGATTGAATCATGGATTGGTTCCCCATGAAGTTACGTTCAAACCTAGACACGTCTAAGACTTGACTGTTCATGAACACTTGACCTGTAGCATCTCGAAATGCAACTACAGTCTCGCCTTGCTTCACTACATCTTTACTAATGGAATACGTATCAATCTTAATAGGCTTGCCCTTGCCTTGAATAAAGACCTGTACAGCGGTCTCGTATCGACGAGCTACAGCTATAACGTCTTGTCCCTTTAAAGTCGTATCGGCGCGTCCATACCGACCTAATCTAGTTACCTTATAAGTCTCAATGGGATTCAATTCCGTTTCAGCATCTTTACGGTTCAAGCGTTTCGCAATCTCGTTATGCTGTTTGATTAGCTTGTTATTAGTCTCAATGGCACGATTCACTTCGGCTAATTCCTTAGGCGTGAGCCATGCCTTGCTGTTTAGTTCAAGTACAGTTCCGCCTATAGCATCCACTAGTTCCCGTGCATTGCTAATTAGATAGTGTCCCTCGGCATTCCCAGTTGAACCGGAACCCCAACCGCCTTGATGATAGTACGATTTTTGCAATACGACCCAACCTTGTCCGGCACTATAGATACCTAAGATGTTGGACGGGTCGGCATATTGATAGATTAGACCGGAATCGTAACAGAGTACGACTCGGCGTGAGCCATTGCCCTTAGTCAAGACACCGTGATTCAGTAACAGTTTATTAGTAGACATATGATACCTCTTTGTTATGGCGAGTTTGAATCGCCGTTATAGTTGATTTAATAGGATTGCAATCGCCGGGCCTATCGCCGGCCTAATACATTGGACTAGAGCCATGCCATACCGTCGAACTTATAGACACCATGCCACTATACGGCACCATGTAAACTCTCCGTATTGAGACTATATATAGACTAGTTTAGTATGCCTCGACACTAGTGGGAGCGGCGTACTCGCCGCGACCTTAGTAAGCGTATGTAGCACGTACTAAACATTAGGAGTTTATAAATCAAAACATCACTATATAAATGGATTAAGTCTCAACTAAACATCTACGGCGAACTACATTTGAATCAGACACAGGTCTCTGTGCTACTACTTGAGGTAACGGCAGACGAGTCGCTATTAGTCGACTTTGCACGTTACTTTCTACAGCACTGTGTAGAGACTCCTGCCGACGATCTTATTGATTTGATTGATCGTAAGACTGCGCCCGCGCTTAGTCTAAACACGCCCGCGCTCACTACAGGAGGCGGGGACGCCTAAGCCGGGAACAAAGAGCGACCAAAGGGAAGGTTTCGCCCGCACGCGGCTCAGTGGAGCGCGGGAGCACGTGCTAAACACGGAGATACGGGAGCCGGGGAAGGGGGAGTGCCGAAGCCGGGGGCGGGGAGCTAACCATTCCCGCTGGCGCGGGAATTAGGACGGGGAAGGGGAAGGGGACACGCCCGCGACTGCCAGCTTGGCCCGCATACTCGCGGGCACCCCTTCGATAGCTAGATGCGTCCGCGTATATACAGTATTAACGCGCACATACGACGATTTACGCTAAATTGTTACATTCCTAGTTGACACAATTTGCAGTACTGTCTAAATGTTACACCAGCGAACACGCATCAACTACAAGTTAATAGCAACTGGGGCCGGCACGAATTGTGAATCGTGTCGTATAGGAGGTATTTATGAAGAAAGAAACTAAACAGATATTGGCCCGTGTTCTTGAGTTGACCAAAGAACTCGAAATTAGGAAGGCACTTTACGATGAGGTAAATATGCTAACCATGCAATTGCAAGCAGATGGTTTCGAGAATGCTGAGCTAAATGGATTTACCCTTGAGCTAGTGGATAACTTCAGTAAATCGAACGTGTCGTGGCGCGTGGCCGCTGTCCAACACTACGAAATAAAGATTAAAGCAGTTAAATAATGAACTTTATTTGTAGCGCGTGTCGCCAGCCTAAGCAACGCATTAGAACTGCTAGAAAGAATCCAGCTAATCGTAGTTGGGTCTATGTTGATGAGCACAACAGAGTATGGCGCCAAGCCCATTGTCCAGAATGTAAACGTGCTGATGATGTCATGCGCGGAAGGCGTAATGGCCGTAAATCAATAGATGATTGCACAGCTAAACATTTGATCAAAGGTCGTGAGGCTGAACATTTTGCAGCGTGGTGGTTAAAGGAAATTGGATATATAGACTTGCGATTAGGCAATAGCAAAGGCCCGGACATTATTGCTAGGCGTCCAGCAAATAAGTTTGAAACCTTCGAAGTTAAGTCAGTAGTTAAGCAATCGGTTAGCGATGGATTATTTGTACACGCTATCGCACCGACCAGACGTAAAGATGATTACGTAATTTGTGTACATGAAGGAGATTGTATTATGTTTGCAATGAAAGAACATCTTAAGGAATGTTGGAAACATGGAGCGCGCAACGTTACTAATTTATTCCGCGTCGCTGGCGTGAAACATTATGAAGTTAAGATTAAGGCGGCCAAATGAGCGACACAGAAGTAACCTCACTAGTCTCATTGGGCATGAATGATAAGCACCTAGTATTGCGCAATGAGTTTCTACGTAAGCTACATTCCATTATACAAGAGCAAGATATCAGAATGAAGTCCTATGCAATTGCTGAGGACTATAGTGGCTGTATGCAAGAGACTGTGTCTCTGACTACGCCGTCCTTTAGTATTCAGTTACAGGTAACTGCGAGGAACAAATGACCAAAGCATTCACAACATTCGTATACCAAGGCGAGGTTAAGGTCACAGTAGCAATCGAGTGCAGAGATAGGTCAGGCTGCGATGCTGAGTACGACATTGAGTCAGTGGAGCTATTAGGTGGCATTAGTCCATTAGGACGTCCGGACCCCAACAAGGAGCTGGACTGGTCAGAGCTATCTGGTGAGGACCAGTTAAAGATTAATCGTAGGGCTGAGGAGTTTGCAGACGAGTGGGCTTGTGAGGCGTACCAAAGTTATGCAGAAGGCATGGCTGACCAAGCATATGACTCTTATAAGGACATGCAAATGGAGATGGCCAATGAAAAAGAAGCCTAAGGAACAGCTAATGGTCGTAGTAGTAACCCCGCGTGAACTGACAGAGGATGATGAATGCGACGCCTACGGCAAGGACGACCCTAAGCATCCGACATATACAGAGCGAATGCTGGATAATGCAGACTATGAGCGGAAGCGTAGACGCGAGGAAGGTAAATGAGTGTGACTAACAATGGGAGCGGCGGTACTACGCCGCGACCTTTCACAGAGATTGGACCTAAGCACTTAACACCAGAGACTACTGAGAAGGTGTTGGCATACGAGCGGGTGATGTGTAGGCAGCTTCCAATCCACCACATAAAGATAATGCAAGAGATGTTTAGGGCATTGCTACGGATGGTGGAGTGCGACGCTCAACTAGCTCAACAGAGCGTAGACCATGCGCAGGTTAAATTCCTGCTTGGCGATATTAAGGGAATACTGGCCGGAGACAATGGAACTATGCAGTCTACAACAGTACTTGCGCCTGTAGATTTAGTAACAACTAATAAGAAATGGTAGGGGTTGAGTATGCAAAATAATTTTAAACCTGAGACTTTGGAAAAGGTGGCTAGAGTAGCCGAACGTGTAAAGAATGGCGAATTAATTACGGCGGCCTGCAGAAGTGAAGGTATGCCACAATCTCAATTACATGCCATGCGTATGGCTGGTAAGGTGCCTGCAATACTTAAGATCGGCAAGACTAAGCCTAAGCCTAAGCCTAAGCCCAAGGCTAAGAAGTCTAAGCCTAAGTTTGTAGACTTAGTTAATCCGCACACTGGTAGTGACGTAGCCGTACTAACTACGGGGAGCGCCGAAGGCGCGACCGCTGTAGGCAGCGTAGTCCTAGTTGTGTGCACACCAGACCAATTGAAGTATGTGATAGCGAGTTTACGATGAGAATAACTCGTGTGTACTTTGACATTGATATGCGCCAGTCCTTTGAGGGGCTGCGCGAGGTAGCCAAGAGCACTAAGGCTGAGATTGGTAATACGGCTCTAAATACCACCATCGTATTTATTAATACGAAACGTACCATGTTTAAGGTGTTGCAGAATAATACGTTAATTGTATTTTATAAGTCGCCGTCTGGACGTATACCAATTGATGTACTGGTGTACTTGCCACAGAACTTTGGTGGCAGTGATATGGAAATGAATGATGCTATACGGAAGTCGCTGTATGCGAAGTTGCAGGATAAGGGTAAGTGATTAAGTTTCCTTATCCTGGAGTGCATCCCACTGCTCACTCTTAGTAGCCTTATTAGCACGGTACTGAATGGCCTTTTTTAAAAACTCACGACGGGGGTTAGTTACGCTCCCGTCAATAGGCGAAGTAGTAAGGTTAGTAGGCTTACCAGCAGCACGCATTTGGTCAGCCATAGTCAAGGTATCTGCACCTTTAAGTCCACCGACTTCGCTACCGTGTCCTGCCATATTATGCCCCCTAGTATTAATCTAGTATGCACTAATTTAAACACTGCGCAAGTCCTGTACATGGCGAGGTGCGTACTCGCACCGAGCTATAGGTAAGCTATGTAACTTCAACGTTGACAGAAAATGTAACATTATTAGAGTATGTGCTTGAACGTAAGATGTGGAAACTGAGTTGCGAACAGACTTCGGGTGGATGCCCAAGTAGCTGCTGGCTCTAGAACACATACTCAGCAAGAGTAAACTTGTGCACACTCGACTGCTGGGGGCACTATAGTCGGAATCGTGTCCGGCCCGTTCACTAACACTAACAGGAGGAACTATGAAACTAAAACTATTCCAGGTCGTAACTCTGTTACATCCTAAGTTAAATAAGGATGGCGAGTCTGATGAGGAGATTACAATTATCAGTGATGGTATTGAAACATTGCTGGCTGCTGACGATAAGCAGGCTGGTTTGCTAGCTGCTCGCAAAATATCGGAAGCAGATATTAAGAATCTATCTCGCATTGAAGTAATCGTGCGGCCTTTTTAGTAGTGCCGATGCCTTTATTGCAAACTGATTTGGCTGCGGCGGCACGGTTAGTAAATTCTGGAATTATGGGTAGTGCATTAGGAGCAATGGGTGGTGGCGCTGGAATGGTTGGGAGTACTAATACATTTACTTTAAGTAACAACGCCTCGATGTCTAATTCATTTAATGCAGCACAATTGCTGCAAAGGTAGTATATGAGCGATAAACGAGACCATGATTTTATAAAATTCAATACCCAGATTGGTGTAGATGCTACGGTTCAACGTAAGACTGTTAGCAAAGAAATTGCCAGTGAGCCAAATAGAGTACTAGCTAAGTTAGGATTAGCCTGTCATCCCGCTCCGTTAAGTGAGGGTACACAGTACATGGGGAGTGCCGCCGTACACATCTATTGGCATGAACCATTGGCACAGATATTCTTTGTGAGCCAAGTTGATGGGTTGAATATGTACAAGTGCCCAGAGGCTCTGGCCAGCAAAGGAATGGATGACCTGCGCACAGCTATGAAAGTGCTATTCGACCGTAGGCCCGGTCGTTTACGTTCGGGGTTCTAATGATATTATTCTGTGCAGAACTAAATGAGATTCTAGTATTGGTTGGACTATGCTACGACGGCAAAGACCTTGACTGTAGGTACTGTATGAGTGCCGATGAGTTTGGTTATCCAAGATATTCAAACATTAATGATTTACAAGACAATTATGAATGGACTTTCGTTGGGCATTTATGAGTGAACGAAAACTTAAATCTCGTAAACGCAAATTCAGCAAAGGTAAACGTATAGCTATAAGCGATCTAGTCTATGCGCAGTTAGATAGTGCAAGGCGTACAGGTCGCCCACGTCCACTATCCTGGGACGCCTACCTACGCCGTATATGTGGCTTCCCCAATCGTAAAGGCCAATCCCAAGCATTGGTAGAGGGAATGCTAGAGACTACGACTGGGCTATTCGTACTGCGTTTAAATGGTACTACATGGTCTGATGTGGAGGAGGTAGCTTTTAAACTGGCTACTGAGATGGCTCGTAAGAATAACCGCAGGACTATTTCGCAACCACTAAAGATGCGCGAGTTACGATGAGCGAGCCCCTACGTAATAGGCAAGCAGAGGTAGAACGTGAGTTTAGGAAACTAGCTAGACGCGAAGCCTGGGAAACCTGGCTTGGTCCATTGTGCGTAGGACTAGTGGTAATACCTTTCGTACTTGCAGGCTGCTATACATTCCCAGTTACTGCCAGAATTATAGGAGCCACTGTTTCGGCAATAGGAATTCCAATAATGATGTGGATGGATCGTAGGAAGTGATTTGTATAGGCTGTAAACGGCATATGTCTAGCGACACTAGGACTGGTCTATGCAAGGACTGTAGAACTGTTAAATGCTCATATGATGGCTGTGACAAGATCATAGTATGGCAATTGACTCCGCAAGGGTTTTGTAATGCGCATGGAAAATATAAGAAGAAGGTGTATGGTGAATGACAATCCAATCTAAGTTAGCCGAACGATGGTTGCCAATAAAAGGGTTCGGAGGTTTTTATGAAATATCTGATTTTGGCAATGTTCGCTCTTATGCTAGATCAGGAAGGCAGTTTTTGCGCAATGGTAGCCGAGGTCGGTGCGCGACTCCTAAGAACTTAAAGCCCAAAAAAAATCCTTGTGGGTATAGAATTGTTAGCCTTGGGTCTGGCAAAGGAATTGCCAAGACGTGTCTAATTCACAGGTTAGTCCTTGAAGCCTTTATAGGTCCTTCTCCAAAAGGATTTGTTTGCGCTCACCTAAATGGTGACCCGTGGGATGCACGATTGGCTAACTTAAAATGGGTAACATATGCAGAAAATGATAGTCACAAAGATTTGCACGGAACTAGATTCACTAAACTTACGGCTCTCTCTGTAAAAGAGATTCGCTCCTCGCAACAAATTGGCACCAGAGAATTGTCGCTAAAATACGGCGTTTCTATGTCAACGATTTATTGCATTTTAAAGAAAGAAACATGGAAACGCCTATAAATAAAGCCTTAGCCGAGATCAAAGAGCGTGCGGATAAGGCGACTGAGGGGCCGTGGTTTAACGGCTATTGGTCCGGCCAATGTCTGTTACATCATGAGAAGGACACTCCATGGCATCCCGGTCCACCAGAATGCGTCTATACATACAGAAAGATTACGGATAACGAGCACTTTAAAGCCTGTGTTTCAGCAGCAGAGGAAAATGTAAACGTAATTAGCAATGATCAGGTTAGTTTGCGTAATGCTGTTTTCATAGCCCACGCCCGGCAAGACATCCCAATGCTCCTCTCAGCCCTTGAGATCGCGATTGAGGCGCTGAGAAATATTGAAGCTCATAAGGGCATGACAATTATGAATTACTCACAAGAGTTTATGGAAGGCGCACATCAAGCCAATTGTGACCGCACAACAGATGCTTGTGTTGCCCTCACCACCATCGAGCGAACCTTGAGCGGGGAGGAATGATGGCAACGAAACCAAAGAAGCTAGAGCGTGAGTTCGGCATTCGTGTTTCTGAGAAACGCCGTAAGGTAGGATTAACTCAAGAACAATTGGCAAAGAAAATGAAGTTTAGTCGCGCGACGTTGGCAAATATTGAGGCCGGGCACCAAAGAACGATGCTCTGGCATGCCTTACGATTGCGTGAATTGATTGGGGTTAAGATATGACTCAAGACCTTAAGGCTAGGATAATGAAGTGGGCGGAATTTGATTTGGAACCTACTCCATACAGCGGCGGAGATGTTGAGTTTGAAGCTAGATTTCACGCTGGAGAATTAGGGCGTGGCCGTGAAAACACTCGCCTACAACCTCTCATAGAGGCTTTGGCTGATTGTCAGAAGGCTTTTACATTTGGTGAACCTGATTATAACTCAGCATGGTCTATGATTTGCTTAATGGCTGAAGGCGAAGGAAGTAACGCCGAAGTTTACCAAACTATGGCCAAAGAAATTCATCGGCGCCTTAAACCTTCGCTCGATAACCTCGAGCACCTACTTGGCGGGGGTGAGGGGTGACGTTACCAGAAATTTGGCGCTCACTAATTTGCTTTATCCGTGGTCACAAATGGAAGGGCTTTAATCTTAATGACCTGTGCTCGCGATGTGGTTGTGAGAGAAGGGGCAGAAAATGAGTTCAAGTGATCTTATCAAGCAGTTGCGGGCTCAAGTTAAAAAGCAGGAAGATTTAGATTATGGAAGCATTGAGCTATTTGAGGACATGCTCAAGGTGGTGGAGGCGGCTGAGGAAACCTCACGCACAATCTGCAAGCCAATTTCAATGACCGATGCGCTTATCCAGTTATCAGAAATTGAAACTCGCATAGACAAAGCACTCGCCGCTTTACGCGAGATTGTGGGGAAACATGAAGCCTAAAGTATTCTATGTAGGAATTTGCGATACAACGCGAGAATGGCATATCTCTGATGAAATGCGAACTTGTGCAGATCAGGTATTTGTTGAGAGGTTCGCCTATGACGCCCTGATGGCTGAGGCTAAGAAGTTGAGGCGGTCATTCGATTACAGCATTCATAACTGCGAAGATATTGTGTTAGATTTCGATCAATTCCTTAAAGGACTGGATAATGAACTGGTGGAGTGATTGGTGCGAACGTAGATTAATAGCTGACGACCCATACCAATACGAGGATTACACGGTAGATCAACTAGCTGAATGGGCAAGACGGCGACCTACCTCACAGAAAGTCCTAATCAATGAGATATTAAAGAGACTGCTTGACCCGAACCTATCAACAGATGATCGTGAAATACTCTCTAAGGCTCTATATGTGCAGAGTAAGAAATGAGTATACAAATGATTTTAGTAGACACTGTTAATGGTAACAAGTTGTATCGGGGTCCTAGGCCAGCGGTACAAGGTGATTTGCTTGGTATTAATACAGACATTAACCTTGAGACAGGATGGTTTGAGTTCCTGCATGGTGAGTGTAAGGAAGAGATGGGCTGGTGCAAGGCTCTTAATGTGACCTACCTGTTTAGACCACAGTCGGACATTACGCCGCCATCGCTATTTACACTTAAGAATATTGTAGATCAGATTAATATCTCGGTAAAAGCAGGTAATGTACTTGTACATTGCCTGCACGGTGAGGACCGAACGGGTATGGTTATGGCGGCATACCGTATGATTATGCAGAACTGGTCCTTTGAGAAAGCTAAGACAGAAATGCTCGGATATGGCTTCCATACCTTTCCATATGGCTGGTGGATTAATACTCTGCAAGGATTAGATAAGTCCTAATGCGTAAGGCTGACTGGGCACACTTCATGTACAAGCCGGTTATTGTGACTAGGCCAGATGGTACTGAGACTGAGTACATGAGCATGAGGCATGCTACGGATGGTGAGGGTATACCCCAGGGCTATGTCTCTAAGTTGTGCAATGGCCGTACGCCGCAATGGCGTGGCTTTAGAGTGAGGTATAAAATTCCACCTTGCAAAGTAACAACTGATACCTAACACTATGTAATTACATGGGGGTATTTAATGAGCAAAATGAAGAAGTCGAAACCGGCTTACAAAGAAACGTCTAAAAGTAAGGTTAAGGGGCAGACTGGTAAGCAGGGTAAGGATAAGGCTGCTAAGGCTACGGCTACTAAGCACAGCAAGAAGAATACTAATAAGTAACTAGTAGTGGGGGATATAGTGAATAGGGCTGAGCGACGAGCGACTGGTACTAAACAAACGTTGATTATGTGCAATTTAGTATACGGTAATTTATATCCGCAACTTTTCGTAGAAAACCATCTCAAGAGTTTACTAGACCCCACTAACTTACCTGCACTTAAGGATAAGTATAACCTCGAATTTGCGATTCTTACTGATGATGCGACATTAATGCAGATTAGTCGCCATCCCAACTTCATGCAGTTAAGTGCCATTGCAGAGATTCACATTATTAAAATGAACTGGCCACCCGAGACAGATCAATTCCAATCTCGCTATGGACTATTGGTCCAGATGTTCCACCAAATACTGCCTGTGGCTCTAGAGAAGGATGCCTGGATGGGTAGTTGGGTTGCAGACTTAGTATTTGCTAAGCACGCACTACCGCGCATGCTTAAACGCCTGGAGGCTGGTCACGATGCTGTTTTCAATGTTCCTATCCGTAGTGCTGCTGACTCAATTAATCATGTATTGGCGCAGTTGCCAGGCGCACCTACGGACCTTGAATTGTTTGAACTTGCTTATAGAAATCTACACCACCTCTGGGTTGCCAGCCACTGGGACTCTCCCCTATTCTCAAAGTTCCCTTACAGCATGGTGTGGAACTCTGGGTCCGGACTACTCGCGCACAACTTTGGCATCACACCCATTCTTTTTAAACCGAGCGAGGAACTCAAAGCCGTCAAAGGAGTAATTGATGCTGATGTGCCATCGTTCTTTAAAAACCCATATTGGGCTACGGACTGGACGGATGCTCCAGTAGCCGGAGTGGAGCCACTTAGTAATGGGCACTACCCGCCATTCCTACAGCACAGAGCCTCTAAGGAGTTTGTAGCAGACTGGGCCATTAATGGGACCATGCCATGCCAGGCTGAGTACATTGAGCATCCTTTGTACTATCCAAGCAAGGCTACGTTCAATGCACCAGCACTAGCTAAGCAAGCTTTAGAGACCGTGCAAACTATTAAGCAGCGTATTACAGAGGCTAAGTGATATGTTCAAAGGACTATCGCAGCAGACTGTAACGAAAAAACCTGGCTCATTACGCAGGCCACTTGCGGAAAGATTTTGGGAAAAGATTAATAAACTTGACGAATGTTGGGAATGGACCGGCTCGCTGACTAAGTCAGGATATGGCAAAATTAGCCTTGGCGGACGCGCTTCCAAATTTGAGGATACTCATCGTGTCGCATGGAGGCTTACGCATGGGGAAATAGCTGTTGGACTATGTGTTTGCCACAAGTGCGACAACAAAAAATGCGTTAACCCAGATCATCTTTTTCTGGGAACACAAAAAGAAAATATAGCTGATATGGTTAGAAAGGGTCGCGCTAATAAAAGAAAAGGCACTAAGGTACATACTTGTAAATTAAACGAAGAGCTGGTTAGAGAGATAAGGGCTAGCGACCTGTCAAATACTGAGCTCGCAAATAAATATGGTGTGCGCCAACCAACAATTTGTAACATTCGCAATTATAAATATTGGAAGCATGTTAAATGAAATATCAATGGTTGACTCGACTTATTGTGCTTGGAACACCGATCATTTGGATAATCTATGACTTATGGACCTATTACTATAACGGTAATGCATCCACAGAGTCCGCTACGATATTCAGATATTCAGTACACTTTCCAGGTTTCGTATTCCTGATCGGCGTATTGTGTGGCCATTGGTTTTTTCAAATGCGTGAGCCTACAGCCTATCCTATTGAGCCCAAACAATGATGGATGCCGTTAAGCAGGGTCTTCTATATGGAGTAATAGCAGGCTGTAGCGTAGCTAGTTTCGTAGCTGTAATATCCGTCATGTACCTCACCATACAATTAATTGATCGCATCTCTGGGGGAGACAACTTTGAGCACGACCGTAGCAAGCCAGAATAAACAAGTTACGTTTGAACAGGTAAAGACTGAATATTTTCCTGAATGGTGCTTTAGGCCAAAAACTATAATGGCCCCATTCCGTATGAACTTTATATTCCTTAACGGCGGCATGGGCGATTACGCGGCGTGGCAAAGAAGTATAGAATGGCTGTGTGAGAAGGCGACTTGGATACACGGCGCGTTAATTGTGCCTACATATTTTGTCGAGTTTGCAGAACACTTCATTGGTAAACATAAGCATTGGACCGTATGTGACTATAAAAGTCTAGAACAAATACCAAAGGTAAATGAGCTACCGTTTCGTGGCCCAGTTGAGTTGCAACGCGAATCATTGAATGCTACCGGAGCACATCTAGCAACTTGTGGCTGGGTTTACTTTACAAACAAAGAAAAAGCGCCACCTGGTTACGAATACTATTCTCAGTTCGAACAGTCATATTTAGATGGGATGGAATTACCAGATGAGGCTAAGGGATTAGAACAAGGTAAATACGCAATATTTACAACAGGGATGACTACCGATAGCCGTAAAGTTCCACCGGGTGGATGGGTTCCCATTATCCAGCATGTTATTGATAAGGGATTGACGCCTGTATTCTTAGGCAAGGATACAATGATTACTGGCAATGCACTTAACATTCACACTAGTTTCGACCCATCAATTGACTTCACTAAAGGTATTGACCTGCGTAATAAAACTTCAATGTTACAGGCGGCATCCATCATGAGTCGTGCTGCCTTTGTAATTGGTCACGACAACGGCTTACTCCATTTAGCTGGATGCACTGAAGTACCAATTATTTTCGGATATAACATCGCGCTCCCCGAACACCGAGAACCATTGCGCAAGGTTAAGAAAACCTATAACGTGGTTTTAAATCAAAAAGAATTGGCCTGTTATGGATGTCAAAGTGAATTTAACTTTTTGATAAACTTTAACTTCCGCAAGTGCCTGTACGATGATCTTGCGTGTATGTCTAAGTTGTTTAGTAATGGTGGGGATAAATGGAAACAAAAGATAGATCTAGTTTTAGCAGGAAAACCGGACGTTCGCTAGAAGAAAAGTTCTTTGAGCGCGTAAAGAGCCGCCCAGCTAATAAATGCCATGAATGGCAAGGTGCCTTCTATTTAAATGGCTATGGCTGTATCTGGTGGAAGTTTGGTAAAGAGCGCAAGAAAATAGGTGCTCATCAAGCCGCATGGATTTTAGAGAATGGTCCAATACCAAAACGTAAAGTGCGAATATGTGTTTGCCACAAGTGCGACAACCGCTCATGTGTTAATCCAAAACACCTTTTCCTAGGTACAAACAAAGAAAACACTCAAGACTGCATACGCAAAGGCCGTATGACTGGGCCCCCAATTAAGCCGAACTGTCCTTTAGGGCATCGCAAAGAACTTCGCAATGGAGTGATGGTCTGTCGTCCATGTGAATATTTACGCAGTGTCATTCGTAAATCTGACCCTGAGTATAGAAAGCAACGAATAATCTGGGCAAAACGTAGAAAGCAGGAGCGATGCGCGAAATCCATGAATTAGCAGATAGTGAACTCGTAAACTCGGCCCTAGATTTGTTTTACGATCTTAATGACAAGAGCCAACAGAGCAAATTGAAGGCTCAGGAAAACATGGACAAGCTTGGTGATATCTTGCAGGAATTGCATGAGCGCCTGAATATCAGGCCGGTACTTAAACCGCACCAGAGATTAATGGTCCCGTAGCTAGTTCCTTAAGCTGGTCTAGCGTTCCATTAAACAAGTTATTATCTGTGCCAGTGCCATTCCATTGCCAGAATTCCCATGAATGCCATGGGAGCGGTACGAGTGGGCACTTAGGTCCGTAGTGAGCTACCCATAATCCAAAGCGCATAAACTGTGGGTCTAGAGCCAATGCAGTTAAGAAATAGGGACCACCGTAAATCAATGGCGTCTTACCAGTTAATGCCTCAACGGAGTGTAGAAACTGTAATCCATTCTCACGGTCTAACTGAGTTGCAGTACCATCTGTAACCTCCCAGTCCATTACACAAGGCAAGTCCTCTGGACCTAACTTCCCAACCTTGTCTGCAAAGGTACGGGCCTGTTCCAATGGATTAACTGCTGCTCTAAAGAAGTGATAGGCTCCAGTAATAAGCCCGGCTTTCTTAGCATTAGGCCAGTGGCTATCAAACGAGATATCAGTACCCACACCTTCGCTAGCCTTTATAAAGCAGAACGCATTACCGGCTGCCTTGAGACCTGTAAAATCAACGGTAGGTTGCCAGTGCGAAATATCAAATCCCTTAATTGTAGTTCCAGTTGCGCATACTGTAATCATGGTGCCACCTTTATAGCTGCGATGTTTGCAAAGAGTGTGTTGAGTGCTGCCTTCGTATTGTAGGAGCAACAATTACATACACTACACAATTGTTCTATGGCAATTTTATAGTCTCCAAATGAGGAGACTGAAGTGCAAATTAATGGCTGCGTAAGTAGTAAGTGCTGCCATTGTGCAGGCGTAAGGTCTACAGTTGTAACTGCTGCCAGCGTGTGAAATTCTGCTGCGCCAACTGCTCCCTTATTTCCATATATAATCTGATCTGTGATTGTGACTTTGTTACAGGAACTAAGGACTAGCACTGCCATCGTAATTAATGAGACCAGCATAGGCACTATCAAGAGCTGTAGATGCTGCGCTGATTGCATTGGGGTCTCCACTGGCTATTGCCGTTTGTAGATAGCTAAAAGTCTGACTGGCTACTGACTCCTCTGAATTAACCTGGATATCAATTACCAATTTCGTAACTGCATCTGCAGTGTAAGTATAGAAATAGCCCTCAACATAGCTAAGGGCCCATCCAAATACGGTACTGATAATTGGTAATCCTAAGAACGGCACCTCTGCAGTAATGGCGGCCTGTATCGCAACCTCGCCACCTTGTAGAGCAGCAGAGATTGCCGAGTTAACAATGGTGGAGATTGGATTAACGGTAACAGGTGTAGTTGCCATTATGCGGGCAGTACGCCAAGAAGCGCTGCGAGTTCCGTTAACCCAGCTTTAACAGCTGCATTGGTAGAGGCTGCTGCCCATGCATTCACAAGTACAATGGTGGACAGATTAGCTTGCATAGTGCCGGCAATGCTAAGGCCTGCGATGGGTGCGAATTGCACAGTCAGTGGAAAACTAAGAACACCAGCAGACTCAGTTACTTTTAAATCTGCAACAGTACCCATCGGGACATCAATGATAGTAGTAGACACGTTATTTCTCCTTAGTAATTGTTAAAAGCACATTCTCAATCTTATCAACACGAGTGACTACACTGGCAAGCATAGATCGTGTTGCGCTTAAGTCCTCTTTCAATACCGACACTAGCTCTGCAATCTGAGACTTAATCTCTTTGCGGACTTGCGATGCGTGGATGTAAGACGCAACAGCAAATATTGTGCAGGTCCTGGTAAAGTCCGATGATGCGGCGTCGCTCATGAAACTTTTTAGAGCATCTGTATTCAATAATTCCAACACGATGTCTCCAGTTTGTTAAAGTTAATTGCGCAAAGCGCACTACTTTAATTGAAACTTTTAATTGCACGTTTGTACAGTCCGGTTTAACCATATCTACGCGAACACAACTTAGGGGATGGGGAATCAACTTTGAACAATCGAATACTTCCGGACTTTAGCCAAAGTCCTAGGGCAGTCATTACTGACGCGCCTGCTAAGCAAATGCTAACTGTAGAGCGTGACGGTAACCAAACGCTGGTCCGAATAAACAGCAGCTCGCTATCACTGCTACAGACATGCGCTCGTAAGTCCTTCTACACTTTGAAGCAGGGCTGGCGGGCTAAGTCTAGCTCACCACCATTAATCTTTGGGACTGCGGTTCACAAGGCGCTAGAGGTATTCTATTCGCACCCTAAAGCTGAGCGCACCATACCTGATAATTTTGAGAAATACGCTGACCTTATGGCTCACGGGCATGAAGCGCCTGAGCCACATTTCTTATACGATGCGATTGCGGCCTTTATTACTACAGCCCAGCCACTTGCAATGCTTCCAGATACTGACAAGCGCAGCATCGCATCAGGGGTCTGGATGCTTGGGCACTACTTCAAAATATACCTTCACGATGCCTATGTAATTTATTCGGATGAACAGGGCCCATTTACTGAGCGTACGTTCTCGGTGCCATTGATAGAAGGCACAGGCCTTAAGATCGAGCTATTCGGGACCATAGACGTAATCCTGCGCAATGAAGTAACGGGAGACTTGCTCCCCGGAGACCATAAAACTTCATCACAGATGGGAAACGACTTCTTGAGTCGTATTAAGCCCAACCATCAGATTAGCGGGTATTTATTCGGCGCTCGCAAAGCCTATGGAATGGACACCAGTAACTTTCTAATTAACGGATTAATGGTGAAAGCTAAACCGCTTACTGCGCGTGGCGGACCGCCTACCTTTACACGTCAAATTACTAATCGCACTGAGCAGGATTTCGAAGAGTTTGCAGATGCTGTGGACTGGGCTGTGCGCAGCTACTTGGCTTGGGATAAGGCTGATACTTGGCCAATTGGTAATGTAGATGCATGCTCGCAATGGGGTGGTTGTTCGTACCTTGATGTGTGTGGACAGCCTAATGAATTGCGCGAAAATATTTTAGACGGCAAATACACGAGAGGAAACTAATGGCTAAGTTAAGTGATCTACGCTCTGAGGGAAATCTTAAACTACTGCTATACGGAGATAGTGGTGCAGGCAAGACCAGCTTCCTGGCTGGAATGCCCGGCCCTGTTCACGTTGCGGACTTTGATGGTAAGATGCTGAGTGCTGCTGAGTTTCTACGGCATACTAATGCTGCGCAATTAGTTAACGTTAGTTATGAGAACTATAGCGCTATGTCTGGACCACGCATGGCCGCTGATCAGTTTAACTTTGATATGGGCCAAGCCAAGAAGACTAAACCATTTCCATATAAGACACTATGTCTTGACTCGTTAACTACGTTTAATGATGCTTCCATGCAGTATTTGATTAAGGCTAACCCTGGTGTGATTAAGAGGGTTAGTACGCAAGGTGTGCAACTGCCGGTGCTCCAGGACTTTGGCATGGCTCGCATCTGGTTCAAGGCTGTGATTGGTGAGCTATTGTCGTTGCCATGTAATGTTGTAGTGACGGCGCATATTCAGGTTGAGAAGGATGAGGCTACGGGTCGCATACTTCGCACTCCAATGATGACTGGTAAGTTAGCTAAGGAATTGCCAATATATTTTGGAGAAGTATGGCGCTGCTACCGGGATGATAAGGGTGAGCATTGGGCACAGACACAGACTGATTCACAATATACGTGTCGTAGTCAGATACCTGGGTTACCTAACCCTGTTAAATTAGATTGGGCTGAGATTAACAAATACATTAAATAGGAGATGTATATGAGACCATTTGAACGAATAACTTATACTGAGGATGAGCGCGATAAGTCTAAATGGATGTGGACTGAGTTTTCAGTGTTCTGGGATAAGATACGAGACGATGTGCCGGAAGGTCCTGAGAAAACATTGTGTTTGCGCAAATTGCAAGAAGCACTTTATTATTTTGAAATAGCACATACTAATCATTGTAAACAAGAAAGGTCTAAATAATATGACAGCGACTAGAATTTATAAGGTGACTGAGACCGTAGAAACTGTATTGACTCGTGGAGCACAGTTTAAGGTGCATCTTGTTGATGCTAGCTCTGCTGCGCAGGCTATTAGATATTGTGCGCGCAATGCATATACCGCTAAGGCTGCGACGCCTAAGGACATCGCAGAACTTATGAAAGCTGGGTATTCAGTTGCCTCAGCTATTGAGCCAGAGATTGAGGCCAATGTGGCCACAACTAAACAACAAACACATACAACACATACAAACTAATAAGGAGTACGTATGCAACAAGATACCGGATGTTTGGTTACCCCAAACTTTAGCGAAGTAACAGACAAGGTAGGTCCTGGCATTTACAAGGCCCGCATTATTGATTCTAAGGTAGATACTTGGGCTGGTCGTGATGGTAAGCCGAACACTACCTATATTGGCTGGACGCTTGAGACGTTTGGAGAGACTGAGGACAAGAATAATGGACGGCGCATATTCCACAATACACCTATTGAGGGCAAGGGAGCATTCCGGCTACAGGACTTCTACCGGGCCGCTACTGGATTGGAATGCACTGGTGAGTTTGACCGCACTATGCTTCATGGTACTGAGGTTGAGTTAACAATAGCTCCACAAGCCGCAAAACCCGAATACAATGAAGTAAAGGCTGTTAAGCCAATTCGTAATCACTAAGACACCGCAACCCGCCTAGGACTATGTAAAGCTAAACCTCATCTCGTGTTCGCACATCTTGACTGGTTTAGTAGTTCTAGGCGGTTCCCTACAATACAACTTGATTTATCATTACGGCTCGGGGGAGCATTTAACGATGGAGCAACATCCTATTCTAAGTATGGAATATAGTTCTAAGGCAGTGAAGCCTGAGAGGCAGCTATGGGCTGCAGTTATACTAACTGCGCTTGAGGAGTATGAGAGCTGGTGTAGGTCTAGTGAGAAGCACTGGCGAGAGTGGAACCAACCGGCTCCGCGCTCCTACTGGATGGAAATCTTAGACATTAGAAGGCACTGTACACACCGTTGGTTTGGTGTGGTATGTGCTCTTGCCGATATTGAGCATGAGTGGATTATAGACCGGCTACAAGAGATAGACCGTGAGTACTGCATTAATTCTATCCCGTTTGATCAGGGTGGCGAAATTCTATCCATATGGCAGAAGCGCGCTCTAAACAAGAAACAACTGAAGGTCATAAATTAAATGGACCGACTACAATCGTTTACTATTAATGGGTTTCCTATGCCTCCGTCTGTTAACCAACTGTATGCATGGTCTCCGCGTGCTGGGCGTATGGTTAAGTCTAAACTGTGCGGGGCCTACGAGCGCACAGTTGGTAAGTGGATACTTACTAATGGTAGCCAGCTAGAACAACTGCGCTTGTTTACTAAGGACCTTGGAGCATATGTGTTTGATGTGGACGCTATGTTCTATATGGAGCGCAAGGCCATCATATGTAAGGACGGTAAGCCTAAGAAGAATGATACGAGCAATAGGATTAAGGCACTGCACGATGTGCTGAGTAGCATTGTGGGAGTGGATGATAGCTACTTCTGGTCGCTGTCTGCAGATAAGCAGGTACTACCACTTACGTATACTAAGCCGTATGTGGATATAACATTTAAACTACGCAACATTGAGGAGTTAGTATGAGTGACGAGGCTAAGGTTGAACCTACTGAAAATGATAAGCTGACTATCTTAAAATCTACGGCAGTACGCCAAGCTATGTGCGAAGTTATATCTGAGCAGCGTGATGAGATACTGACTAGGGCGCGGGCTAAGTTGACTGCCATGGGCGTGAGTATCCAGGACTCTGATATTGAGCCTACACTATGAGTAGGAATTTTAAAGATTTTTTAACTGCGTATGAATCTTATGGTCAGGACGGATTTTGTCCTCCACAATTTTTGCGGTGGTCGGGCTTATCAATTCTAGCAGGCGCACTAGAGCGCAGGATATGGCTACCATGGGGTGAGACGTATGCCTTCTACCCAAACATATACGTACTACTAGTTAGTAATCCAGGAACCGGCAAGTCAGTGTCCCTAGACAAGGCCTTTGACCTATTGTCGGATGCCAATGCTAAGACCAGCATGCTTAACATTATGCCTAACCAAGTTACTGAGTCTAAGTTCATAGAGCTGATGGGACAGGGTCGTAGCTTTGTGTACCATACTAGGACTGAGGCTGGGGCTCTTAAAGAGAACATTGTGCTCCAGAACTCTGGCTACTTCTATGGCTCTGAGGGGAGTGCGACTCTCAAGAATGTGTATGGCGAGTTTATAGACTGTCTAACTGCGTTCTACGACTGTCCACGTAAGTTTAGTAGGGCGACTAAGAAGGACGGCGTAATCACACTTAAGAACGTGTGCATGAATATTATGGTGGCCTGTACCTTTGATTATCTGGGCAAGCTGGTTAATGATGCGAATATTCAGGGTGGTTTCGCGTCTCGTATTATCTATGTACAGAACCGCGAAAAGATTATTAAGGAGCAGGAGTTCCAGAACGGTATTTCGCCTGATGAGCAGAAGTTGCGAGACAAGTACCGGCTCGCACTAATTGAGGACCTAGCTCAGATTACTAAGCTGGTGGGTAAGGTAACGGCTACTCCAGAGGTTGCAGCTGCCTGGAAGGCATGGTGGCCTAAGTTTGAGAAGTACAGACAGGACCTGCCATCGCTCAAGCTACAGAGCATCCTGGCGCGTACAAACACTAGTGTACTTAAGATCGCGATGCTACTTAGTGTGGCAGAGTCCAATGACCTGGTAATTAAGATGCCTCACTTTGAAAAGGCGGTGGAACTTGTGGAAGGAATTAACGCTACGATACCTGGGATATTCGAGGAGGCTAAGGCTTCGCAGGCTCCGGGTACAGCGGGCTCTAGTCTTACCTCTGCTATCATTAGTACCGTAAGAGGTAGACCAAACATTAGTCAGACCATGCTAGAGTCTAAGCTAGTTGCCTTAGGACACAGCAAGACTAAGGTCACAGAGACTATCAAGGCACTAATTGATGGACACACACTAGGCTCAAACGGGGCTAAGGCTGGTATCGGGGTTGGCCTTGTAGTGGTAGGTGACACGAATCAACACCTCTGAGACTCCTCCATAAGTCATGACGCCATCAATGTGCAACAGTTGGGACCAGCCTGCTAGTCTATGTTCCATGTCTGAGTATTGGACTTGTAGCTCCGTTGGGAGCTGGTGGAATAGGAAACGTACTGTGTCACTAGCGAACGTCATGGCTGCTTCTGTACTGGCATTGTAGCACCTACAGCAGCGCCAACAGTTGGCAAGACCTTGGGAGCAATACCACTTTCGATACCAGACCTAGTAATCTCACCAATACGAGCCATGCCAAGTGCAATCTTATTTGCAACGCTCTGATGCTCACTTCTAATTAGGTCAAGGCGCGGATTATTGGCTACTTCTAACATGGTCTTGCGCTCTGGTGCCGTAAGCAATAATGAGCTAGTGCTGCCAGGCAGTGCTTCTACTTCCTTAGCTATACCACCGTAGTTTATATCGCCACCAATATTAGTATGCTTAGCTACAATATTGCTCATCTTGTTCTGCATTACAGATTGGAATACTTCTGGATGCTCATCCTTAAGTAGGCGCAAAGTTGCTGCATTCTTAGGTTGGAACATCCTGTCAGCTAATTGCTCAGACGGTACTTCCTGAATGTCTTGCAAGAATTGCATTGGGCCACGTCCCATAGGACTAACCTTAGTCTGCTCACCCACCTCATCAAGTAGGCCACGAAACTTAGCGTAATTAGCCTTTACAGTATCTTTGTTTTTAAGATAGTCGGATGCTACCTGCCTCATATCTTGACCAGAGTCTACCGCTTGTCTAGTGCGAGCAAATTGGCCAGTACTTTCTGTAAGAGATAGTCCTAGATTACCTTCTTGCCCAGCCTGACTTACTAGATCGTTAAAGGCGCTAAGTTCGCCTGGCTTTGCCGTACCCTTAATAACTCGTGTTGCTAGATTGTGAACACGGTCCTCAAAAAAACCATCAGTGCGGCTCATCAGGTCTTTAAGAAAGTTACCCCTATCATAACCGTCTACACGATAAGCTTCGTTGGCTTCGCTACGCAATTGCTTAGTAATACTATCAATGCCGGAGTTAACACTTACACCGTCAAGATCATCAGCTAACTTCATTACGTAGCGCTTCTGATCACCACCAAGTGTCTCTGCATATGATTTTAAACCTGTTGTAAACTTAGTTAGTGCCTCATTGTCGACTGGAGTTTGGTTGGCAACCTGCTTAATCTGTCCATACGATTTGGCGAATTCACCATACTTTTCCGTAAGACTGTTTACAAAGTTCTGCTTAACGGAATCTCCGATTTCCTCAGACGTCATAGGAGTAACCTTGCTGGCCAGTATCTTTTCAAATGGCTCAGCTAACTTACTGATTGCAGCACTTGCGTTAGCCTTAATAGCATTGAGTGGGCCAGCAGTAATTGAGGTTAAGCCATCTAAAGCAGCAGTACCCATGCGCGTAGCAGCTAACTTTGCGGCACCAGCACTTACCCCAAGACCAGCCAGCTCGCCTACTCCAGCATTACCAGCCTCTTGTTTCATTTCATCTACGTCTTGAGATAGACTTTGAACTGGCTGTCTCTTTAATACGGCTTGGTTAATAAATTGTTTATAGGCGCTTCCAACGGCTGCGCCAGCCATACCCATAGCAATAGCTCCTGGTGGAGATGCAGTTCCTACAGCGCCTGCTATGCCGCCACCGATGGCTCCAATAGTTGGTGCAGCATCTGCACTCATGCCTAATAAACTAGCGCCAGGACCTGAGTAGCCTTGTGCTACCGGCGCAGGCGCTGCTTGCCCAGTTGGACCCGCTGCGAATGCGTCCGCTGAGCCTTGGTCCGCTGCTGGAGTTGAGACTGTTGGTTGTGGCCCCGCTTCAAATGCGTCTTGCTGGGCGGCTCCAGGGACTGGCGAGACAATGTCTTTAGGAGACGCAGTAGGCTGTCCTTGAATTCCGGCCACATTATACTCCCGCAGCAGTTAGAGCTGCCTTAGCTTTTATTGCATTAGGACTATTCGGGTTCTTAGTAATTGTGTCCCGCAATTGTTGCGGCGTCCAATCATGCCCCATAAAGTTAACTGTAGGTGCAGCTCCGGGACGTTCCCGGTACACAGGCTTAGCTAAATCAGGAAGCCCGCTTAACAGTGCATCCTTCTGCTCCTGAGTACGACCAGGTAAAGCATTAATAGACTTCTTGATACTATCGGCATGAGTCATTACCTGCTGGTCGATGTTCTTAGCAGAGTCCTCTGCCCATTGCATAATGGCAGATGCAGCTTTAGGATTAACACCGCCGACCATCTTATCAGTAATTTGCTGCTGGGTCATTCCGGCGAGACCAGGCATGTTTAATACCTTATTAATCTCTACTTCATTAACGCGGCCTAAGGCTCCATGGAGTAAGGGAAATACCACTGCAGATAGGTCCTGTGGAGTTACGCTAGCCCCAGTAGGGTCCTTCTGTAGAGCTGTAGCAATACGGTCTCTAGCATCAAGCATAGGCGCAACCTCAGCCTGCTTCTTAGTCAATGGAGCTAATTGAGCAGCTTGATTCTTCTGCTCATCAATTACATCTTTAGGTTTAAAATTCTGACCAGCTCCAGCCTTAGTGGCTGCAACCTTAAGTGCATTCTGCCTATTTAGCTCTGCCTCATTAGCTGCCTGCGACTGTTTAAGTGCGAACTCCTGTGACGCAGTTAAATCAGGTCTCTTGTTAATCATCTCCAACGGAGTCTTAGCTACTTGCATAAACTTATCTTGTTTAAGTGGATTAGTAGATAAATCGATGGCATCAGCAGCCGACATCTGTCCATTGGTAACTAATGTATCAAGAGTTGCTACTCGCTGCATATTCTCATCAGTTCCTAAGCGTTTAACGCCGTCTGGATTTAACACTTCTGCGGGAAGTCCCATTGCCTGTCCAAAGCCCACGCCGCTATTCAAATAGTTTTGTCTATCAGAGGCGTTGGTAATTTTGGTAGCACCCATCTGCCAATCGTAGTACTTTTGAATCTTAGCTTGCTGTAGGCTCTGCATCTTCATTTGCATTTGTTGTGTCTGCATATCCAGCTCTTGCTGTTTCATAGCAAGTCCAGCGCCTGCTTGAGCGGATTGCGCTAAGCCAGCACCTTGTTCTTGTGCAGCATTCTGAGCAGTCCCATACATCATGTCCGCAAGCGATGCCATTATTTACTCCTCTTAGGCTCGTATTTAATAGCCTTAATACGTGCTAACTTACGCTCAAACTCAATCTCACCATCAAACTGCTTCATAAGATCAGTAACGCCTGGTAGCGATCTAAAGTTAGGACCAAAGCGCTGTGCAAGTGCAGTTACTAGTCTATGCCTACCAACAGGATTACGAGGTAGCTCTGGGGTCTTCTCACCAAGTACCTCATGGAGCTTTGATAGCTGCATGCCTTGTGCTCCAGACGAGCCCATTAGTTCTGCTAGCGATAGCTTCTTACTCACATTCCATACCCAGTCTGGCCAGCACCCTGCATTGGACTATATGACTGTCCAAGTTGTGGCTGGTTTAATTGTTGACCTTGAAATCCTGCTGCTGGGTTAGCGTAGCTTCCACCAGTAGGTGCAGCAGGCTTCATCCCATACATCATACCTAAAGAGGTTCCAGTATTCATAACATTGTTTCCAAGAGAGGCCATACCCTGCCCACCCAGTGTTTGACCAACATACGGAGCGCCAGCCGTATTAACCATGTTCTGTTGCGTACCAAGTGCTGCATTAACTTGTCTAGACTGAATGGCATTGTAACCACTACTAACTTGCGATAAGCTATTGATCGCATTATTAAGACCAGGTCCACCACCACTCTCTGCCATACCCATCATATTTCCAAGCTGACCCGTCTGCATGTTCTGAGTCTGCATATCAAACTGTTGAAGTGCCTGCTGCCCAATAGCAGTTGACTCAGCACCAGGTCCATACTGGTTTTGTAGCGAGGTTACTAACTGTGCTCGCTGTTGATTGCGTAATGCAAACATAGGCTGTGTAGCAGCTCCAGACCCACCTTGCATTATGGCAAGTGCCTGCTTACTTGCTTCCATCAATGCCGGGTCAATGCTACTCATAAGCTGCTGCTGCTGGCTTAAGTTAGTACTAGCTGCCTGGTACTGCTGGCCTAAGATATTTAATTCCTGTGGCGTAGCATTCGCATATCCCATTGCTTGGTTACGTGCTAACGAAGCCGCATTAGCCTGCATGTTTGCAGCTCCCATTGCTCCAGAGGCAGCTTGTTGGCTACCCATGTAGCTTACTGCACCGCCCACTACTGCTGCCCCACCAATACCGACAGCTACCCAACTCATACTGTTACCTCACTATAATCCTTGGCAATTAACTCATCCTCAAGCACAGCCATGTCTTGAATGTTAAACTCATTCTTGTGAATCGTAGTCCAAATCATATCCTCTAGTATAAGTAGAGCCCGCTTAACGCCAGGTGGTGACTTAAATACCGACGGCGCTACAATCTCCTTAGCGCCAAACTCCTCAGATACGACACGCGCACGTCCTGCACTAACAATTACCAAATGCTCGTGCTTATGAATTTTACCTACAATTAAGTCACCAGCCTTCATGAGAACAGTTCTAGCATAAACACCATTAGTATAGTGGTGCATCACATCTATAGTGCTAATGGCACTAGGATTAGCTTTCATCTCAGTCTCAAGATTACTAATCTCAGCACGTATCTGAGCAGAGCTAATCTGGTTAGTTTCTTTAACTTCTAACTGTTCCATTATCTGGGAGTCCCATCTGCTACATCAATGCGCTCTGCCTTAATATGGTAACCTCTCGTAGCAATCTGCCCAGTAGCAACTGGAGCTAGTGCGCCCCACCATCCTTTTAAATAAACATTAGTAGGAGTATTATTTATGCGCATTAAATACCTGTTAATGTATAGCGATTGCTCATAGGATGCCGCAAATACTACGTTCATAAAATTAGAGACGGCGTTCAATGAGGCTACCGAATCATTGAATGATGTTCCTTGGGCAGTAGATACGCCAAGTGTCCATTGTGAGCTAGATGCGGTTCCACTGACTACGTATACATCTGCACATGCAGATACTGCCCATAGGCCTGGCGTTAAAGACATAGTAGCAAAGTCGAATAGAGTGTTAGACGCTGTACTTGGTAAGTTGGTATTACCAGCAACGATTACTGAGGCATAGTTAGTTGGATAAATATCATTAAACTGTGCCTCTACTTGGTTTAATCCTAAAGGAGCATACCCGGCATATAAGTTCTGTCCATAAAGATTGGAATTAACCATTAGCATATTGCTAACTGGGACTCCTGTAAAGGACTTCACATAGGTTGTAAAGTTGGTATTGGAGTCAGTATCAGCAGAGCCGAGACAGCGCCACGTTTCGCGGGGATGGTACAAGCCCTTAAGATCTCCGCGCTTCAATGGATACTGATCAGAGATAACGGGTTGCCCAGTCTGTTCCATATACATGAAGTAAGTAGTGCTTGGAGACAGCGTAACGCCAGCGTCTAAGTTCGTAGAACTATTCCATGATGGACGCGTGGTCTGGAACTTATTGGTATTACCAAAGATAGCTACCTGGCTAAACACATCGTTAGCTTGTATTACGGTGTTGGTAGCTTTGTTTAAACTAATGTTATTTAGACTATCTGAGCTAATATATGAGTCAAAGGTGCGAGTGGCTACACAAGCATTGGTGCTCTGCATAGAGACACCAATTAAAGTTGCCGCCGCAGTAGTCCACGTTACTGAGTTAAACGTCATCCAAGCCGTGTTGCTTAGGTTAAACCAGTAATCACCACCAGAGGCTCCAGTAGGAGCAATTGCGGCCACCGTAGGATTGTTGTAAGTTACTAATAACTGGCCACTGGTATTTATGAAAATCCATGCAGTATTTAGAAGCGTTATGGTGGACGTACCGGGGGTTGCTCCGCATACTAATCCAGTTGCTGGAGCCCACGCTGCGGCGTTGTTCCACATACAACCGCGCCATGCATCTCCTAAGGTATAAATACCACCTGAGCTAGTGGAATTCACTGAGGCTAAGAAATACTCAGTGCTTGCGCCAGTGGTAGAGAAGCCAGCTATCTTACCATTACCGGCTAGAGCTAGAATGTTAGAGCCTACGTTTCCTATTGGAATCTGAGTGCCATACATACCCCAGCCACGAGTAAACTGTTGAGCAGATACTGTAGTTCCGGAGTCTGCAGCAAACAGGAAACATTGCGAGGTAGTGCCTGTGCCACTAGATAGTCCAAGTCCTGATATGGTTACGTTAGAACTTACTTGGTAGGACGTGCCATTAATGTAGTAAACAAATGGAATCGTAGCTGCACTTAGGACTACGCCTGCTGCTGTGCCCGTACCGCCCGTAGGAAACAAAGCTACAACTTGTGAGCTGGTTCCAGTAGTAGCGCCGGATACGATGCGGTACGTTGGGAGCCCGCCACCAGATACAGTTGCAAGTGCACTGAGTGTCGTAGGTGGTGCCTGGTACCAGTACTGTACGTTAGGTCCAATCAACTGAGCAATTACATATCGTAGGCGCTCTAGCTCGCCACCTAGCGACGTAGCTAGTGATTCTGTACCCAAGCCACCAGGACTAGTCTGTAGCTTCATTTGAGCAACTGTAGTGCTGTAAGAGCCCACCCCAGTCGGGTCCAAGTTATTCAGTATGTTATTAAACTCAGCATTGATAGCCGAGGAGGTAAGAATCTCTGTAATCCAATTGTGAACCCGACTAAAGACTGCTGGCATCTAATCCCCCTAGACCTGTGTGGCCTTATCTCCGCCACCCCTAAAGTATACGGTGATGGATGGTATTTGAAAACTTTGATTAAGGCCTGAGTTGTAAAAGTACATACTAAGTGTGCGGCCCGTTCCGTAGATCGGCATAATGGCCGTCTCTGTGTTTCCAGAGCCTAGTCGGTTTACATCTAGCTCTAATGTACCTAACTCAGGACTCATGACCTGGACCATTGTAAACGTAATAGTGTCAATATAGCGCCCGTCAATGTAGTAGTCGCAACTCAAGTTACCACTGGACGCTGGTACGTAGTGCACTGCAATGAAGTCAAAGGCCTTCTCTAGTGACGATAAAGTAGGGTCTACGAAACTAAAGTCCAGATGTTGAGTTTGGAAACCACCTAAGTAGGAGTTTGTACCCTCGCTGCGGTCGTCATAGTCCATCAGGTATAGAAACCCATCGCCGCCGCCGTACATAGGCCGCTCTACCTTATTAATATCCTTCCACTTGGCTAGGCACTGTGGGCTACCCTTAATCCACATTGCAGCACGTGGCCTACCATCACGCCCAAAGTCCACCATTAACATAGAGTCGTTAGTAGTGGCATACCCAGTCCTAGCAGTCATAAACAGCAACTTCTTTTCTGCGTAGTACATTAAGTGCTCGTATTGTACCGCAGACTTAGAAGTAGACCCGCGCATGTATATTTCAAAGCCAGCATTCTGAATAATATCAGCGGCCTCTACATTTCCGAGTGACTGTGTGGCAGCGTAAGAAGTAATAGTGCCATAGCTATTACCAGCAAGCATATCATCTAGTACCTCTGCTACGGCATTAGGGGCAGCTAGTCCAAAGTTAGAAGCCACCTTAGTCCAATACCAATTAGTACTGGACGGGTCGGTATCTATAAGACTGTAGACGTATCCGCCGTCTTTAAAAGCAAAGAGACGGCCCTTAAATACATAGGCACCCAGCAACTCACCACCCTCACCAGGGTACACAGGATTAACTAGTGCCGTAGTCACATTGTTAAAACTCTCGTGGTTTAACGAGTCACTAGCGTAGCTAATCTGGCCAGCAAAGGCCCATAGCTTTGACCTATGTACTACTCCAAACTTAGGATAAGTACCAGTTGCAGTCCAATCAGAACTAGGTCCCGCAATAACAGTGCATGCTGTTGCATCTCCACTAAATACATATGGTAGAGTTGCTCCTCCGGTAAATATGAATACCTTCTTAGGATTGAGTGCTTGCTCTGCGCCGCCATCTGCAAACACACAGTTAGGTGTTAGTACTGATGCGATGGTGGTATTAATGGGAGACCCAAAGTTACGGTCTCTACCCTTATAGATATTGCCGTCTGCAGTTAGTGCCAGGAAGCGCGGCTCTACTAAGTTTGGTTGGCAGAAGTGTGTACCTACGATACCGGCACTAAGGGCTGTTGCGTTCCATTGCAGTGAGCCTGGCGCCTTCTGTACTGCACCATTAAAATAACATACGTTAGTAGCTCTGATTAATGAGGATGGCGGTACCTTGTCGGCAGCTATGTCTGTCATCAGACCGTATTCACCTAGTAATATCTTAGCTTTGTTACCCGTAAATGGCATTATTCCACCCACTCAATATCAATCTCACCGGCACCACCACTGCCACCTAGTTGACCTACGGTAGCGCTGTTGCTTGCGCCGCCAGAGCCACCCTGGCCCGGTACTCCTTGTTGACCAGCACTTCCAGCCGGTACATAAGGACTGTTTCCAGATAGTACTGTGCCGCCGCCGCCACCGCCAATGGCATTTGCAGATGTAAGGGCTATGCCATTATAACCAGGATTTCCAAAGTAATTATATGAGCACGTACCTGTGCCGCCTGCTGTCCCGCCACCGCCTCCTATGGAGGAATTTATAGTAGCTGTGACAGTAGAGCCAGTCCCTGGTGACCCGCCATATCCTATGTATGATAAGCCAAGTAAACTGATTGTAGTGTTAACTCCGGCAGTGCCATTGGACCCAGCGGTAGTACCACCATTACCACCGTTACCTATGGTATAGGCATAGGTTGCACCAGCAGTAAAGCCAGCCTTGTATAGGACGCATGTGCCACCGCCACCACCGCCTGAGGCGGCTGCGAATAGACCTAGTGCGCCGCCGCCACCGCCGCTGCCACCAGTTATTAGAAATCTAAACAATGTACCGTTTGTAACTCCTGCTGGCACCGTCCATGTAGTAGAACCAGCAGCTAGAGCTGTGTGATTTAGATTGGTTATATTAGTCCAAGCTACGGTTCCACCAGAGTTAATTGTTAGATGTTGAAAGGTATTTCCTACTGCTAGGCGTGTTGGAGTCCCAGATGCGCCGCCAACAATTAAATCTTGAGATGTTGTCATTGGGTTTGACAGTGCACCAGCTTGCCATGTCATGGGAGCCGTCCCACCGCCGCCACTAGTTAATACTTGGCCTGCAGTACCGACCGTAGTAGGTAGCACAAAGTTATACGTTCCAGATATTGCCGTAAGACTAATGGTACCGCTAGTCGAGCCAGGGATACCAAAAGTACCAGTTAAATTAGAATAGTTAACCTGTGAACAAGTTAGATTTCCCGTCGTGCTAATGCCAGATGCGTATTGACCTGCGCTACATGGGTTAGGAGTAGTTGCAAAGGCTGTAGTGATAGATGCTGTTCCGGCAAGTCCTGCAAAGGCTGCAGTGCCTGTGGTGCTAGCAGTACTAACTATGGAGCACGTTAGATTTCCTACTGTACTGATACCACTTGCATACTGGCTTGCTGAGCATGGAGTTGGTGTAGTTACAAATGCTGTAACTACGGACGCCGTGCCTGCAAAGCCTGAGGTTGCTGCGTACGAAGCTGTTCCAGCAAATGATGCTGTACCAGAAACTCCAGCATACAATGCTGTACCTGAGGTTGCTGCATAGGCAGCAGTACCAGCTGTAACGCTAGAGCCTGCGTTGACCAGTGACCATATGTTTCCGATACCACATAACCACATATTGTATACCGAGCTATCAACTCTAATATCTCCGACATTGCAATATGCTGGTAGCGAGGTAGGCGTTAATCCTACATTCTGGGTAACGATGCTCTGGGCGTGGACCTTTCCATGCCATACCAGGAAACATGCAATAAGAAGTACTAACCGGCTTCTCGTCATGGATTAACAGTCTCCTGAAAGAACATGTTGAGCGAGCCCTGTTTAAGTGCGTTGGTGTTTCCACCTACCGTTATAATCTGTACTTGGATGGGCGTACTGACTGCTGGGAAGTACATGCATAGTGTAGATGCTTGTGCACTAGCAGACGTACCCTGAGCAGGATTAAACCCGTTAATAAACTGCGTAGGATTAGCAGCCGTTCCTACATTCAACGTCATGCTTGCAATACCAGTTCCCGTAAACGAGGTGCCGAGTTGTATAAGGAGCGCGAACAGAGTGACGTTGTTTGGTAGTGTCGTTGCTACATACGTAGCAGTGGTACCTGACGATTGTAGGTTAAGGTAGCTTACAACTGCTGGTACGTTGGTAGTAATGCCTCCAGCTAATGTAGACACAGCCGTACTTCCCCCATCTACTGTATAGCCATAGTCCATGTGCCGCATTGGTCTGTTAAGGTCTAAGCGTGGCACAATCTGACCAAAGTTAAGGCCAGTACGGAATAGCATGCCATGGTTCTTCTTCTTCATGGCGTCTAAGCCATCAGAGCAGAACTTAGCTACGCCGCTATACTTCGAATCACTCTTATCAAAGAGTACCATTGCACTGGCGCCGTGTATTAGCGTGTCCACATCGGCACGTGGCAGCTTTGTAAACGAAGCTGTGTTGTTTTGTAAGTCTATGGGCTGCGGTATCCAATCACAGACCATCTTAGTGAGTTGTATTGGATAGGCATTAAACCTAACCCATATCACTCCATTATTATCCTCTGAGATGCGGCAGAACCTGTCTGGAAACCGTTGCGATATGCGGGATAGTGGAAAGTCCTCCTGCATTTTAATCGGGTCCGTACTGTAGCAGAAGTTCTCTTTGGTCCAGTTCTGCATGAACATCTTGAATGGCTCAATTAGGCGGCCCACCTGGTTTGGCATATAGGTGCCGGAGTAGGACATAGCCCCAGTCTGGTCCAGTACATCATAACCTAGCGAAGGTAGCGCAGACCGCTTGCCAGCATTGGGCCCTGAGGCGCCTAGTAGCCCAAATGTCTGATTAGCAGTTATAAAGAAGGTGTTGGCAACGGTGTCGTAGCTTGCGCCATAGGACGCCGTACCTGTGCTATTTAAAATAGCTGCTAGTGACGAGGCTAGGTTAACTGGAGTGTACGAGCCATGTTGCAGTACCCCAGTTAAATTAGACGTTGTATTTCCAGCAGTTCCATTCTCTACGAAATCAAACTTATCATTAGAGCCGTCTACGTACATGTAGACAGGGAACACTGGATAGTCTATCTGGAAACATCTAAAGCTAGCTTGTGCAATGGTGTCTACAAAGCTTGAATCTATCTGAGCAGATGTTGAGCCCGCTGTATGCTGCATGATCTTGTAGACTGTGGATAGGCCGGATGCCTGGATATGCCATCCCTCTACAGAACTCGCCGAACCAGTGTATGGATTAGTGGGAGCCTGGCTAAACGAGATATTGTTGCTGCCAGTCTGTACGTTTAATGTACCCGTTGTAAAGGCGGGCTGTAACTCAAGGACAATGGGAAAGTGGGAGCGGGCCCACACCCAGGGCTCATCCACATTAATATTAAGGAAGCTGCCGCCACCAACAATTGCATGGTGGACCTTATTCGCATACGTAATTGCGCGGGTCGTGTACGGCGAGTTCCCATTAGTAGGCTCCCCAGACTTCTGTAGTATCTCATTTATGATGTCTGCCGTAGTCCGGAACTGAGCCATTTAGAAATCCCCCGTGCTGGGAGTGCCCAGCTATCCAATCATACTAGTACTTATCCGCAGCATTCATGTAGCTTACCATTACTACTTGGCTATTAGCCGTGGCATCAAAGTAGATGTTAGCTACGGTTACAAGACCACCCCCTGGTCCACCCTCTAAGGATGTGGGCATTGCATTGATGCTAAAGCCTACGCCAGCAGGCAAACAAGCTGCGTAATTACCAAGACTTACTGTTGCATTTCCTACGAAAATAGAACCACTGTTTGTGTTTAGTCCCTCAAGATACAAGCTAGAGACGTAGGCCGCTGTAATCTGAGTAGACAGGGCTACACGCGTTCCAGCAGTAGAAACTGTGACTTGAGCTGTGATTGGTGCAATCCCCATACTATCTCCTATACCAGTTGGTTTGGCGGGCCCAGTGCCGGGCGTCCACGTATTGTTAAGCCTGTACCGCCTACTGAATTAGCTACCTGTACAAATGCTGTACGCGCAGAACCATTAAGACCTGTACCACTGGTTAATGCTATTGTAGATGGAGTCATAATGGTATTCCACATTACAAACTCATTAAGGTAAAGCTGCGTTGTACTTTGACCAAATAAGTTTTGTGCTCCAAGAACTAATAATGAGCCGAGTGTAGGATTAATGGCGATTCGAGCAGCCCCGGTACTTGCTGTTGAAATTGCTGTATTATCCCGCCAAGTCAGAAAATTATTAGTAGTCTGTGAAAAATCACAGGTCCAGAAAAAATCATAGAACTGATTTTGTGCAGCAGCTACTGTCTGGTTCTGAGTTATTAATGTGTTACCAGCATTATCTAGACCAGTAAATGGGACCACGCCAGCCCCTCCCCATCTAGCCTCATTGCCAAGCGCATTACAGGGCATTCCAAAGTAAAAGAATTGAGCTGCGCTTGCCGTATTAGACATTGCGCATCTCATTAGTACTGAGTACTGCTGTGTCGCTGGTAGATTTAAATGTCCATTGTAGGACAGCATGTGCTGCCCTAGCGCACCTTGGTCTAGATTAATATAAGAGCCACCAATTACACCAGCGGCTGTAGATGAGGTGATGGATACTGTGCCTATAGATGTAGGAGATGGAAATCCACCAGCAAAGTATGCTGTCGTACTAGTCCCTCTGACAGCGAATACTATGCTCATGGTTTAGTTGCCCTTACGTAATTGTGGTTCTGCCTTGTACTGTGGTTTTGCTTCTACATAGGCTTGTGCTAATGGTGCTGGCGCAGGCTTAGTTTCCTTAGGAGCCTGCTCAGCTTTAATGGCTGCAAGTTCTGCCTTAAGCCTAGCAGTCTCCTCGCGCTCATTCTCAAGCTGGTACATCAATGCCTCATCACCAGTCAGTTCTGGTTTAAATTCCTTATGAGGTACCGTATAGTCAAAGGATTTGGTAAGAACTGTGCCTTTAGCAGAATATGTTTTTTCAACGCGACCTGCAGGCTGATTATCCTCAGTCCATAGATTACCTGAATTAATTGGGCGCTCAATGTAGCGATTTCCATCGCGTACATACTCAACGTAGAGTTGTGTCTTAATAAGACGACCTTGCGAGTCCCAAATATGGGTACGCCGGTCAAACTTGTTCCCATCCATTTCCTGATCAATCATATTCTTAGCTTGTGCTGCCATTTAATCCTCCTACCAGCCTGCTACTAAAACGCGCAAGGTGGTTGAGGCTACGGTAGCAGCAGTAGTCATCTCAATCAATGAGGTAGTGGTACTGGCTCCAGTAGTATTCTGTGTTAGGTAGATGCGAATAGTATTCGCCAGTTGGTCCCACTTAGGGACATAGCCAGAGCTGGATGCTGCATCCTCAATAATGAACTTTCGTAGAGTGGCTGGTATACCTAACTTTCCAATGGAAAGTGGAATGCCGCCGCTCGTATACAGTACGTTAGTGCTGTTGGGGAAGGCTACCAAGAACTGATGTTCCTTCATGGGAACACTAGGGCTCGCAATAGAAGTACCTTCTACAACTGTATAGGTCACGTCCGCTGTTCCAAGTTGTGGCATAGATCAATCCTCCATACAGTTCGGCGCGGTACTCCGCGCCTCACAATGCTAATTAAGCAGTAACAAGAATAACAGTAGTCGCAGTCTCATTGGCTACAACCTCAGGAGACAGCGTTCCGTAGTATCCAAAGTATCCGGCTCCAGCAGGAGTACCACCCTGTCCACCCTGAGTCTTGATTCCAATTTGAAGTTGGCAACCAACTGGAATAAGTGTTGGAGTGCAGGTATTCCAAAATACAGAACCAGCCGTTGCACCATTAGGGATAGTCATAGTACAGATCGCCGCCGTAGTAGGAGTTGCATTCTGCAATCCCTTTACTACGTTTGCTACTAATACAGCAGACGTCAGGTTATTAACTGCAGTTGCAACTTTAAAACTTAAGCGCTGCATAACGAATGGTACGTGAGCTGTGTATACGCCAAATACACAAGCTGCTGATGTGATGACTTGTGAAGTGTAGGCAAAAGAACCTTCCGGTACAATACCGCCTACTGTAATCTCTTGTGCATATGCCATGTTTAAACTCCTATTAAATAACTAATGTTTATGTCGAACTGATATGGATAACTCGGGCCTCGCCATCGTTGGCGCTATCCTTCCAAATCTGATCAAAGCCATAGATGCCGTACCATGCAACACCCTTACTGCGACCATAGTCAGCAGATTCCTTAGCACGCAGTTCAGGGTCCATTACTGAAGCCATTGCAATCGGGTCATCACCAAAGAATACTGCTTCTCCAAGTACGCTTCCTGTACCGAGCGAACCCGATAGCGCATTGGTGTTGTTCGATTCGATAAAGCGGACGCCTTCAATACGGCCAATCTCACCTTTAAATTTGGCTTCGGGGTCTGCATATGTTTTCCACTTTTCCCAGTTCGGGTCACGAATGATGGAGCGGCGTCCTTTGGTAGATACCAAGCACATGTAGTCATCACCTTCGTAAGGCATCATGTGGTAGGTGGTGTACATCTGGTCGCGCACTTGCTCAATATGATATACGTTCAAGTTTACAGAGGCTGCTTCGCCAGCAGTACCGTTAGTGTAGAACGTAATGGATGCGATACCATCGGGTACACCAACTACTTGGCCAACTTTGAATGCCGTAGCACACAATTGGTCAAGGCGGAGTGCCAACTGGTCACGCAATTTGCGTTGAATCGCGTTTTCAATGTCAAAGTAAGATAGGTCCTTGGTGAGGGAGGTGTAAGGAATCGCACGTCCGCGCTCCGTTACAGAGATAGCTTGAGTCGAGAGAGAGAACGTGTCCTCAGGGATACGCTCTAACTCAACCAACGAGTCGTCACTAGGTACCGCTACGTTAGAGACGCGGGTAATGGTGACGTTAGAGCCCTGTTTGGACCCGTAGCCTTCAACAGGCTTAGAGAACTGCATGAACTTAGTCATTGAAATAGATGCGAAACGAATCTCACTAGAAATTGCATGATTCTGGTATACGCCAGAAGGTGCGTTGTATGCCCATGACTGAGTTGCCATTATTTACTCCCCCTTGAGTAGGTCGGCGCGAGTACGCACCTCCCTTTACGGTCTTAGCATACAGATTAAGTGCTAAGTCCTTTTCCTTATGCTGCGTATTTGTTCACTAAAACTCAAGGCCTTTTTAGCTGCTGTTGGAGGTGTAACACTAGTTCCCTTAGCATTAGGAGTTGTAGTAGTAGTTGTGTTTGCTAGTTCACGTTTTGGCTTTACTGCATTAGCATATGCCTCAAATCGTGACTTTAGCTTAGTAGCTATAAAATCGTAAGATGCTGGCCGTCCTTTAGTCTGTATTACTGAGCGTACAGTTGCTTGGTCACCTTGTACATAGGCCTCAACCTCATTCCTAAACTCAGACATCTCCGGATGTCTTGCTGCGAATTCAGACCATATAGCATCAGACTGTTGCTTCATGCTCTGCTGCTGTTGCGTAGTACTCAGTACCTCAGCCTTGATATTGTCGCCGTACTTACGCAAAAACTCTTGTGGGTTAGTGTATAACTCTTCTGTGTTTAGTACTGGAGCCGGTGGTGGCGTAACTTGTGTTACACCTGGCGCAGTACCACCAGGATTAGCAATTGCATCGCGTATCCCTTGCCGGTATGCGTCTGCAACCTGTATCTCTGTACCTAGTGTACTAACTTGTGACTGTGCATAGGCTAAGGCTTCGTCTGCTGTGGCAAATTCTTGGTCTCCAATTCTAAACTTAGCTGCTGGAGCCGCTGCTTCTCGCGCAGCCTCTGCAACCGGGTCCGCCGTCTCCTCAATAGGTGCACTACCCTCTTCAGGCGCCTCCACAACCTCGACCGTTTGCCCATTCTCATCAAATACCACCTCTCTACGTGTCGCTGTCTGTTCTGTTGCTTGTGCTTGCGGCATGTCGCTTCCCTTCTAGTTGTTCATGGGTGCGCAGTGCACTCCCAATATCGTTAATTTGGTCTTGTACACAGCAGAATGCTGCTAGTTGCATCAAATTATCTTGTTTACCATTCTTAAACTCACCGTATATGCCTGCGAGGATGCGCTCCTTACGAGCTATTAGCATCTTAAGTAGTATCGGTGCGCTTAATCCTAGAATGTGTATTTCTTCTGGGCTCATCTAATGGCCTGGGATGATGGAGACTGCATTTGATTTGCAATCCCATGGTACGCAGCCGCAAGCCCACTATTAATAGGCACATTCCCGGCATTAGGTATCTGGCTCATGGTATTGGGACTAGCTCCAGGAGCACCACCAGGCTGGTGCATGGTATTGGGCTGTCCCGGTTGCTGGCCTGGCTGTGGCTGCCCCTGGGGAGGTGCGCCCTGGCCCTGACCAGTAACCGGGGAGTCCGCTTGTATTTTAGACTTATTCAAATCAATAGCCGTCATAATCTCGCCCAGTAGCTTCTCGAAGCTATACTTCTGTAGGAACGCCTCAGTCAGTGTCTGGCTACCACCAATTACTTGGAGCAATGTGGTCCACTTTCTAAAGTCGGCTTGGCGGCGCATGGTTAGACTAATACCAAATACCTCAAACTTCATTCCGTTAATGGTGTTTACAAATACGTCCTGTGGGTCGAGTGCAGCTAGCTCCTCGCCACGCTCCTTACCATATAAGCTAGTAAATACATCCTTATCAATTAGGTCCCAATTCTGGCATATTTCCCAGCAACCAAGTTCCAACTCAGGCTGTATCTTCTTTTCCTCAAAGTTCTTAGCAATACCTTGGAACTCAGATGTAATTGCGTTTTCAGATGCCACTACTTCCGTAGCCTTAGTCGCCCTCATGCTCTGGGCACCCATGCGCAGGTCATTAGTCTTCATAGCAGTCAGTGTCTCTTGGTTAAGTAGGTTAAACATATTAACCACCTCACCAGGAATCTCACCTGTAATGACAGGCTCTATAACATGTCCACCAATTGGTAGCGAATTATTAACCTTTAGATTCATGCCCCATCGGATACCGTCTGTAATTTGAGTAGGGTCGTCCAGTACATCGGTACGTAGCTGGTTTACGCCCCATACAGCCTTCATAGCTGAGTCCAGCATCAAGTTGAATAGCTCAGTTAGACTGCGGTTGTGCTTCGTACCTGCATCCATTAGAGCGATACCCCATACGGTATGCGCAACCTCAATTAGAGCAGCATAGTTAATTGGACACTTCTGGTGCCACTTAGGATTGGGCGTAGGCTTACGTATCAACTCCGTACGATTGCCAAGTGTGCACACCACATTCTCGGCCATTAACTCACCAGTAGTATTATCTAGGATATTGCCCCAGAACTCAGTGATCTTATAGCGAGGCCTAATTAACGGAAGGTACTGGTTCTGTCCAGTCTCACGAGACTTCTTAAACTCCTGCTCATCATCTTGTCCCCACGGTGCTAGCTTATCTACAGCTTCCATATCATAAATAGCATCATCGCCAGTAGCAAGTGCTCGCACAATATGGGCATCAACCATGTACTCCTTAATAAAGTATAGATCATTGCAGTTAGGGTCCGGATAGGCATCCTCTTGGCGTATAGTTTCAAATCGCAACTCCCATGCCTTATCATCAGTCACCACCACATTCTTCTTAAACGCACGGCCCTTACCTTCGCTCTTAACCTTGAACTTAGGCTTAGGCACCATCTTGCCACACACCTCACTGATTGCGAGGGAGCCTAGTAAACCTAATTGAGTTAGGTATCCTACATGCGAGAAGTAGTCTGCCTGTTTTAACATGTACTTCATCATGGTCTGCATTTCGTCTGGAGTTATGATCATTCCAGTGCCATCACCACCACCACGAGATACTACTCTAAACCAATCATCTAGATCACTTAGTGCCTGTTGAAAGAAGGACTTGCTAGATTCGGTGGCATTGCGCACCTTACTGAGCACTTCCTTACTCTGGCCTTTTACTTTATGGCTAAAATTATGCTCTAGCTGATACATGCTAAAGTTATCGCGATTAAGTAGCATGCGATTACGCTTACTAAAATAGCTTTCTTGGCGGCATGCAAGGACCCAGGTCCTTACGTATTCGGCATCTAATTCTCTAGACATTATAACCTTCTCTCTTTAACCGTTCTTGCGCTTGGTCAGGTACGCTGTTTCCAAAGTTGTAAGACGGTGTTGCGATATTTATTGTGTGTACTCTACGAAGTGTAGTTGCTCCGGATGCCACCATTTGTAGGGCATCGTGGATGTGCGAGTACTTGTCTTTAACTGGAGTAATCTTAGTAGGCTCTATCTCGATAGCCTTTTCTGGGTATCTGTAGCCGCCGCCAAAACCTTCGACTAGTAATGGACACTCCTCTTCACATATTTCTAGGCCAGGACCCTCACCGTATGTTTTAATTAAGTAGTCCTCTACTCCCTTGCGCCTTACTTCCCATCCAATGGGGCCGGGCCGTATATTCTTAAAACCTATCTTGTGTAATACGTCTATGCATGTGCGGGAGTCTGCTTGTGAGCGCTGGAATCCAGCCGGGTCTACAAACACATAAATCATATCGTCAATGTGGTGTATCCAATTAAGGAAGTTTACCTCTAGGTAGCGCCATACCACACTACCTAACTTATCAATGCTACCGTCCGACTCTATAAACTCCTTATGTAGTTTTAATCTGCGGCCTATCATCTGAGTCATTAGCATTGCTGGGGATAGACCAAAGTCTACTCCGAATAGTAGTGGGGATCCAGGCTCAATATCCATCTTACCTTTACGTAGGTGGATGTTCTTATTGTAGTCGCCATACACAGGTTTTCCATCATATGTGGACCAGGAAGACTCGTATTCTTGTTCGAAGTCCTTGCGTGGCATCGACTGCTTAATGGCTTCGCGCCAGGCATCGCCGCGCTTCTCTGGATTAGCTGTGTAGTGCAGGTCTACAACTACAAACTTATTGCGTGGATTGCGCCATACCTTAACGCCTTCCATTGGGTTCTTAACTGGTACAGGTGGAACTTCCTTAAAGGACAGGTCTTGTGCATCAAGCTGGTCGAATACAATCTTTTTAAAGAAGCCTGGACTACGCGACGAGATTAGTGTCATGCGACCGCCGCCGTCCAGTGTTGGCTTACTGGCTGAGTAGAAGTTCTGAGCGTCATCCCAGAATGCGGCTTCATCTCCTAATATACCGGACAATGTAAACTGTCGGAGCTGATCACCTCCAGACGGAATCCCCTGCAGTTTACTATTAATCTCCTCGAACTCCATAAGCGGCGGTTGTTTACTCATCTTGCCGTTCTTAAGTGTAGGTAGGAGTGCCTTTGGTATTTGCCAGGTGGGGATATTTCTAAAGATAAACTCCGCACGTCCAATTAAATCACCGGCATCGTCTTCTTTCTTAGATACGAATGCATTGAAGCGACCTTCTCTAAAGATGGTGTCGTGAAGGTACAGGCTTATAAAGTTCCAAGAGCAGAACATGCGTCTGCTTTTGGCCGTACATACCAAGGTCTCTGATAGCCACAGCTCTGTTAGGAACTTGAGGTAGTCGAGGTAGCTGGGGAATGGCTGTACAGCGTTCTCTTGGGCAATCTGGTTTAGTGTAAATACGCAGTTAGTTTGGAATAGCCATGGGTCATTGGCATATGCATTACGCATACGCAGCTGGTATCTAGCCTTCTCTGGCTCAGTCAGTAGCATGAAGGCATGCTTCTGCTCATCTTGAGTAGAGCGTAATTTCTCTAATTCACTTAACAATGTTACACCATGGTAGTAAATGCACGTTGCATTCTTAGGATGCAGCGTTAGGTGTAATTAAGTCAATGTGGTTAGACGTTAGCCTTAATCCAGTTGGACCATTGTGGTTGTGGTGTCGCA